TATAATAAATTTATTTAAATTTAAAAAAGATCTTCGAACTTCAAATCATAGCCATACAAAAGACAATATTTTAACATAATAAAATTCATGTGACGGAAAGTTTCTATATTAAAACTTGGAATCTTAATATTCCATACATCTTTTAGAAGCTTGAAAATGTTGTCCATACCAGAGACATACAATGAATCGACCGATAAGACTAAACTTTCATACTTACCCATGTAATAATAAAAGAAGTCTAAAAATTTGTGATCATTAATACCACCTAGCAACAAATAAGAAAAGAATCTAGAAAAAGAAATCTGAAATCTATTCTCTTCTGGAAAGGATCTCTCTGTATATAATAAAGCCTGGAACAATTCCTTAGTGCTTCGATACAAGAAACCACCTTTGAGTTGGTACCCTAAATACTTCCTCTCTTCCATGTCGAGTGTGTTTATAGTTTTATCCGGATGAATTACTACGCCGAAAAACTTGTAACTCATTTTAGCGAATTTTTCAATGTCAAAAAACCCTTCTATAAAAAAGGCGAAATCGTCACCGAGCCAATTTGGATCTTTAACTTTTGATGGAAAGTCAAATTGATCTTCAAGGGAAAAAAGTTTCATCATTGAAAGAATACAAAGCGATGCAATTGTATTTAATAAACTGTTAAACAACAGTGTTCCTGCTGTTCCGGAAATAATTCCAGCGGATTTCTCCCAAACGGAGCCATCTGGAAATAAGACTTTGGTCCTGATTGCTGAATTCAAAATATATTCAAATTCTTTTCGATCATCAGAATCCATATCTATGTATTTGCCTAATTCACGAATTATCATTTCATGAAACCAAGCAGCGCGATAAGAATCCCATCCTGAGATATCAGTATTGACAAATCGGAAATTCTTATGTCGTCGTAAATAACGATTCAATCTGGGCATTGAGTTTTCACCAGTGATCCAAATATTGCGAAAGAAATCTTTACTATTGATCTGATCATAAAATGGTTGATAAAATCGAATTTCTGATACAATTGTGGAAGCTGAAACAAGCCAAATAGGTCGAGTCTTTACTCGCAAACGATCTGATAAATGTCCACGCATTGCGAACATACAATAATCGTCTACTTCTTCATTATTAATAATTTTCTCTCGATTCTCGAGATAACGCTGTTGAATGAAGCCAAGGATTTCTCCTTTTTGTTTGCGTTTTGTTGTTCCTGAATATTCCAAACCGTTGAAACCAGCTGACGTATTTTTAGGCATTACGTTGATTGCTTGCTGGTATGAGATAGGTTCAACACGAGAAAAATTAGAAAAAACGTGATGAATTGCTTTCTTGCAATTATCCCAAAAATAGTGTTCTCGGTCTCTTGGTTTTCGGTGTTGTGGATACAAATAACGAAGGAGAGCAAAAAACATTCTTCCACGTCGTGGAGCTTTATTTTTGTCACATAATTCATAATAATATGCTGGATCATACTCTTTGATTGCTTGGTATACAAAGGGGTCGCGACAGTCTTTAACATGACCATCTCTAAGGTTATATCTAAACCTTGTGTTCTTAACGAACTTCCATACTTTACTATGTTTCATGAAATGTTGAAATACATCTAACGGAACATTATAGTTTTGATAAACTGGACAGTTGTCAACATAAGCAAATTGCCAACAGTCACAAACAGGTTGTTGTTCAAGCCACTCGTGATTTTGGAGAAAGGATTTTTCGAATAGAAAAGGATGCTTAGCAAACGTACAGTTAGGGTTGGAGTGCATTAATGAATGAGGTTGCGTAAACACGCGGTTAAATAACAATACTAGTTAATTTTAAGATTGATG